CGGTTTGAATTGCGGGATGGGGCGCGGCCTCTGTGTCATGTGCGCAGTTTTCATCCCTTGGACGATCACTATGGGCTATCGCCGTTTCGTGCAGCCTCGGGGGCGGTTGAGGTGCATAACGCGGCGTCGTCGTGGTCTCGGGCGTTGCTTGAGAATGCTGCGCGGCCTTCGGGGGCGATTGTTTACAAGACCAGCGATGGGCAGGGCAGTCTGAGCGCGGATCAGTACGATCGCTTGATCTCGGAAATGGAGAGCCATCATCAGGGTGCGCGCAATGCGGGGCGTCCGATGCTGCTTGAGGGTGGTTTGGACTGGAAGCCTATGGGGTTTAGCCCGTCGGATATGGAGTTCCAGAAGACCAAGGATGCGGCGGCGCGTGAGATTGCCCTGGCCTTTGGGGTGCCACCGATGTTGTTGGGGATCCCCGGGGATGCGACCTATGCGAATTATCAAGAGGCCAATCGGGCGTTTTACCGGCTGACGGTTTTGCCGATGATTTCCAAGGTGGCTGCAAGTTTGGCGGCCTGGCTGTCCGAATTGTCGGGCGAGGAGTTCGAGCTGCGGCCCAATCTCGATCAGGTGTCGGCACTTTCGGCCGAGCGGGACGCGCAGTGGAAACGCATCGGCGAGGCTGAATTCCTGACGGAGGCGGAAAAGCGGAGTTTGCTGGGATTGCCGCCTCGGGATGAGGCAGATGAGTGAGCCGCGCTATGGGTTTGAGGCGTTTGATTGTGCGCCAGCGCTGCGGCTTGAAGCGCATGAGCGGGTCGCCAGTCTTCAGTTTGAAGCCTTGAACAGACGGTTGGAGAGGATCGAGTTGTTGATCGAACGGATGGAAAAACGGCTTTGGTTGACGGTTTTCGGCGTTGTCGGCGTGGTTCTTGCGCAGGCGGTTCAGTCATTGCTGGCAAGCGTTGGATAAGGGAAATGAACATGGAAAACGAATTGGAACATAAATTTTGCCGGTTTGACGACGCGCTTGAGGTGTCCAACGGGGTCGAAATTCAGGGCTATGCCTCACTGTTTGGGGCCCAAGATCAGGGCGGCGACATTGTTGAGGCTGGTGCCTATGGGCGCAGTCTCAAGGGGCTGGCGCGTCAGGGGCGACGCGTGAAGATGCTATGGCAGCACGACCCTGCACAGCCGATTGGCGTTTGGGACGAGGTGCGCGAAGACGACAAGGGGTTGTTCGTCAAGGGGCGGCTACTTGATAGCGTCGAAAAGGCCCGCGAGGCGGCGGCCTTGATCGAGGCAGGTGCCATTGACGGGCTGTCGATCGGGTATCGCACGAAGCGGGCGCGGAAATCCGAGAAAGGACAAAGGCTTTTGTCGGAATTGGAGCTTTGGGAGGTGTCCTTGGTGACGTTCCCGATGCTTCCATCGGCGCGGGTTGGGGCAAAGGGCGAAGGCCTGATTGACGCCAGCCTGCGAGAACTGGCGGGGGCCCTTGAGAGCGCGCGCCGTATAATCTCCGGCGCGTAGGCCGGACAAACTTTCCAGTAAGGATCAACGGATGAATGAAACCGAGATGCAGTCTCGGACCGGGGGAGACGTGTCTCCGGTTCGCGATGTGACCCGCGCTGTCGAGGGCTTCACGCAGGAGCTGAAAAACTTTCAAGACGAAATCCACAATCGCATTCAGAAGCAGGAAGAAAAAATGAGCAAACTTGATCGCAAAACATTCCAATCAGGACGTCCCGCATTGTCGATGGCCGCCGAGTTGTCGGCCCCGCATGAAAAGGCGTTTGACGCCTATCTGCGCTCGGGCGACGAAGAAGGGCTTCGAGGGCTGGAATTAGAGGGCAAGGCGCTGAATACAGCTGTTGCCGGGGATGGTGGCTATCTGGTCGATCCTCAGACGGCTGGGCAAATTCAGAGCGTGCTGACGTCAACGGCATCGATCCGCGCGATTGCGAATGTGGTGAATGTTGAGGCGACGTCGTTTGACGTGCTTGTCGATCACAGTGAGGTTGGGCACGGTTGGGCCACCGAGGCTGGCACCGTGTCCGAGAGTGACACGCCAACAATTGATCGCATCACGATCCCGCTGAATGAGCTGAGCGCGCTTCCCAAAGCAAGCCAGCGTCTGCTTGATGACAGTGCCTTTGACATTGAAGGCTGGCTGGCCAAACGCATTGCCGACAAGTTTTCGCGTACCGAAGCGGCGTCTTTTGTCAACGGTGACGGCGTGGATAAGCCGACCGGATTTTTGAGCCATCCAACGGTCAGCAATGACGCCTGGGTCTGGGGCAACCTTGGATTTGTCCTGACGGGTCAGGCGGGAGACATTGGCGACGTCGCGCGTCTGGTCGATCTGGTCTATGCGCTGGGTGCCCAGTATCGCGCAAATGCGACGTTTGTGATGAACTCGAAAACCGCGGGCACATTGCGAAAGCTGAAGGATAATGATGGCCGCTTCCTTTGGGCAGACGGGCTGGCGGCGGCTGAACCTGCGCGACTGCTCGGGTATCCGGTGCTGATCGCCGAGGACATGCCCGACATTGCAGATGGGGCGACTGCGGTTGCCTTTGGAGACTTTGAGGCGGGTTACACGATTGCCGAACGTCCTGATTTGCGGGTGCTGCGAGACCCGTTCAGCGCCAAGCCGCATGTCTTGTTTTACGCAACCAAGCGGGTTGGGGGCGACGTCAGCGATTTTGCGGCGATCAAGCTGCTGAAATTCTCGCTCGCATAAGCGTTTGAGAGGGGGGCGGCCCGTTGTGGCCGTTCTCGGGTGCGCATCGGCAGAGGCCGGTGTTGTCTAGCTGTTTCCCTCCGTCCGAGCGACGTCGGGCCGATGCGCACCAACCCTCTGACGGGGGCAATGAGAAATCGCGGAGAATTCTGATGATGTTAGTTGAAGAGACATCTGTGGCCACCGAGGCCCTGCCGCTGGCCGAGTTCAGGGACCACCTGAGGCTTGGGACCGGATTTGCGGATGATACGGTGCAAGAGCCTGTTCTGGAAGGGTTCCTGCGTGCTGCCATGGCGGCCATCGAGGCGCGGACGGGCAAGGTTTTGTTAAAACGTGACTTTGCCTGGACGTTGCAGGTTTGGCGCGATGCACGCGGGCAGGCATTGCCAGCGGCGCCGATTGATGCGGTGGTCGAGGTTGCGATGACGGATCGACTAGGGGACGTCGAGGTCGTTGATCCGGCGATGTATCGCTTGGTGCAGGATGAACAGCGGCCCCGCTTGATGCCCACGGGCTTTGTTCTGCCCGGAATTCCGTTGGGCGGATCGGTTGAAGTGAGCTTTACCGCCGGCTTTGCCAATAGCTGGGCCGATTTGCCGCCGGATTTGGCGCAGGCGGTGTTGTTGTTGGCGGCGCATTACTACGAATTTCGCCATGAGACGGCGCTGGGGCAGGGGTGCATGCCCTTTGGCGTCACCAGCCTTATCGAGCGCTACAAGACCGTCCGCCTTTTGGGAGGGGGCTACGCATGAAGGGCGTACATCTTTGCCGCCGACTGGTTTTGGAAGCGCCGGAACGCATCGCGGATGATGCTGGCGGGTTTGAGGAAAGCTGGGTTGCGCTGGGGATTGTGTGGGCCGATGTCAGGCTGCGCTCGGGGCGCGAGACAAGCGATGTCACCGGGCGGGCGTCAGAGGCGGATTACAAGATCATCCTGCGGGCGACGCCGAGCGGGGCGCCGTCGCGCCCTGTGCCGGGACAACGGTTTGTCGAAGGTATTCGCCGTTTCCTGATCGAAGCGGTCAGCGAGGCGGATTCACATGGGCGATATCTCGTGTGTTTTGCGCGTGAGGAGTTGGTTCTATGAGCTTTGCGATCTCAGGCGCTTTGCAAAAAGCGGTTTACGCGGCGCTCATGCAGGATGCTGAATTGCAGTCGGTTGTCGATGGGGCGATCTTTGATGGTGTTCCCCAAGGGCAGAAACCAGAGATCTACGTGAGCCTCGGGCCAGAGACTGTGAAGTCGCGTTCGGACGTGAGTGCGGGCGGCGCGGTGCATGATTTTGTGATTTCCGTGGTGTCCGAGAGCGGCGGTTTTGCGGGCCTTAAGCAAGTTGCAGGATTTGTCAGCGAGAGCTTAAGCGGCGCGGATTTGGTGCTGGAGCGCGGGGCGCTTGTCTATCTGCGGTTCCTGAAGGCCGCTGCCAAACGCATTCGCGGGTCCGGTGGGCGTCAGATCGATCTGACGTTCCGCGCCCGTGTGGACGACATCTAATTCATCAAAAAAAGGAGTGGCACAAATGGCTGTGCAAAGTGGCAAGGATCTATTGGTCAAGGTTGATTTGACCGGAAGCGGTCAGTTTCAAACTGTGGCTGGGCTTAGGGCAACGCGGATCAGTTTCAACGCCGAGGCGGTGGATGTGACCAGTTTGGAAAGCCAGGGTGGGTGGCGCGAGCTTCTGGCGGGTGCAGGGGTGAAGTCGGCCTCGATTTCCGGCGCTGGGGTGTTTCGCGATGCGGACACCGACGAGCGTGCGCGCCAGATTTTCTTTGACGGTGAAACGCCCGAGTTTCAGGTCATCATTCCCGATTTTGGTCGGGTTGAGGGGGCGTTCCAGATCACCTCGATTGAATATGCCGGCACGCATGATGGCGAGGCGACCTATGAGTTGGCAATGTCGTCGGCGGGTGCGCTTAGCTTTACGGCGCTGTGATGGACAATCCGTTCGCAGGGGAAGTCTCGATCACGCTGAACGGCGATCGCCACGTTATGCGCCTGACGCTGGGGGCCTTGGCGGCCCTCGAAGCGCAGCTTGAGGCGGACAGCCTGATTGCCTTGGTCGCACGCTTTGAGCGGGGCGAACAACGGGTCGAGGATATCATATCCTTGTTGGCGGCGGGCCTGAAAGGTGGTGGCTGGGACGGCGATGAGCGTGATCTGGTCGATGGCGATATTGACGGCGGCGTGATCGCGGCGTCACGCGCCGCGGCCCTGCTTTTGACCCGCGCGTTCTCGATGCCCGAGCAAGGAGCCTATGCCTAATGGCGGTGTTCGATTGGGGCGCGATGCTGCATGTCGGTGTCGTGCAACTGAAAATGCCTGTGCGCGCCTTTTGGGATCTGACGCCAGCCGAGTTGATGCTGCTTGTGTCGCCTGCCCAGGCCAGTGGCTCGTTGCGGCGGTCAGGATTTGAAACCCTGCTTGCACAGTTTCCTGATGAGATGGGAGAGAGAAATGAGTGACCCTCAAGATCTTGAAGACTTGGAAGAGACCTTTGATGATTTGCTTGAAAACAGTCAGAGCGCCAATGCGGTTTTGTCGGAATTCACGGGTGAAATCAGCCGGTTGCAGAGTGTTGTTGTGGAAACCGGACGCGACGTGGCAGGGCTGGAAAGAGGGCTGAGCCGCGGACTGCGCAAAGCCTTTGATGGTGTTTTTCTCGACGGCATGAAGGCCTCGGATGCGTTGCGGCAGGTGGGGCAAGCCTTGATGCAGAGCGTCTACTCGGCGGCTGTGAAGCCGGTGACGGATCAACTCGGTGGGGTTCTGACGCAGGGAATTGGCGATCTTGCGGGTGGGCTGTTGCCGTTTGAAAAAGGTGGCAGCTTTTCGCAGGGGCGCGTGATGCCTTTCGCCAAGGGGGGCGTCATTTCAAAC